CTCTAGCTATTGCTGGCATAAGTCACATCGCATTCTTTTTGTCTTGGATTTCTTTTCGGCGATCTTTTGTTAATTTGCCTAGATCGCCTAGGGCTTTCCTTGCCCTTGCTGCGGCTGCTTTTACGCCCTTGTCATCAAATGTAGCTGTTTCTGCCATATATGCTGTATAAGCATGTACTATTTGTTCATGTAATGTCATTTTATACTCCTAAACTTATTCCTGTTGTTGATTGTAAGTAATGATCTGCAACTTCTTTGTGACTTTTTGCAGTAATTACTATTTGGTTTTTACTTACGGTTAAATCCTTTTCTGGATCAACGGTCAGCATAAAAGGTAGCATTGCTAAACCTTTTTCAGACATTATTGCTGATAGTGGTTGTTTTAATTTTATTGTTTTGTCATTATCATCTAATAATTTTCCGACTATTTCTTCTCCAGATGAAAGTCGAACTGACACAACATCGCCTGTTGCATACGGTGCTTCTATTAACATTTTTTCCTTAATGCATAATGTTTTTATAATTCATAGTTTCTACGTAGGTGATCATTTGATCACATCCTCCTACATTTTTACCATCAATGGTAATTTGTGGAAAAGTTTTTGCTCCTGGAAACCATTCAAAAATTTCTTCTCTTGTAAAATCTTTGTCTAGTTGTTTGTATGTGTAATCTAAATTTCTAGTTTCACAAAAAGCTTTTGCTTGATGACATTTAGGACAAGAACTTTTTCCATAAATTTCAATCATAATGAAAATCCTTTTAATAAATCTTTGTTGACATCTTGTTTAATACCACCGATTATATATGATTCTACTTCTGTCTCCTGAGGAGCTACTTGTAAGCCTGAACTGCTCAACCAATGTGTAGTCCATGGTAGAGGGTTAGTATTTACTGGTTGTTCAAATATAGTTTCAAAACCAAGTGCTTTTAACCGCCTGTTTGCAATATATTCTACGTATTGGTCTAATAGCGTTTTATTTAGTCCAATCATCGATCCATCCTTAAATAAATATTCTGCCCATGCTTTTTCTTCGTTTACGCATTCTCGCCAAATATCATATACTTCTTCTTCGCATTCTTTTGCTGCCTGTTGCATAGCAGGATCATCTTTGCCTTGCATCCATAGTTTTAAAATATGTGTGCTAATTGCTAAATGCTGTGCTTCGTCACGTGCAATTAACGAGATAATTTTTGCAGAGCCTTCCATTAATTTTAATTCACCAAATCCGAACGTACATGCAAATGAAACATAAAATCTTAGGCCCTCAAGGATATTTACAGTCATCATTGCAAGGAAAAGTTTTTTGTTGAGGATTTTTTTATCAATTGACCGATCGTGTGTATATTGTTGTGCAAGTTTCATAAATTCATCGTAGTACTTTGTGACACTGTTTGCACGATTAATAATCATTTCGTCGTCTAGTATTGTATCAAATACTTCCTCTGGATTTGCATACACGTTTTTCATAATATGTGTGTAAGATCGACTGTGGATAGTTTCAAAGAAATCCCATGTAACAATACATCCTTCTAATTCAGGCAGTGACACATATGGAAGGAAAGCTAGGCAAGGGCCCCTGCCCTGTACGCTGTCAAGTAAAGTTTGATATTTAAGATTAGCAGTAAAAATATGTTTTTGCTCAGGACGAAAATTTTGGTAATCGGCCCTATCTTTTTGGAGACTTACTTCTTCTGGTCTCCAAAAATAACCAAGCATTGTTTGATTCAATTTATCAAATTGAGGAAACTTAAAAGTATCATACCTTTGGACATTTTGATCAGCACCAAAAAACATATGTTGCTTGCTAAAATCGACTTTATCTCTATTAAAAACAGTTTTCATTTTTTTCCTTTCAAATTGCACATGCCTCACACTCCTCGTCTGGTACCGTAGTCGTAGGAGCTATTGGTTCTTCTATTTTTTCTTCAACATCATTTGGATCAATTTTAAAATCATATGTATTTTGATAATAACTTGTTTTCCATCCGAGCTTGTAAGTTGTAATTAAATCTTTAATCATTACGCTCATTGGCACTTCGTTGTTTGGATAGTGGGTAGGATTATAACTCCAATTTCCACTGATTGCCTGATCAAAGAATTTTTGCATCACCGCTACGATATTTATGTAGCCTTGGTTGTCTGGCATATCCCACAACAGTGTGTAATATCCTTTTAGACTTTGATATTGTGGAACTATTTGTTTTAGGGGCCCTTTTTTACTTTTCTTAACTGATAGGAAGCCTCTTGGAGGTTCAATACCATTTGTTGCATTTGATACGACTGAGCTGCTTTCGCTTGGCATTTGTGCAGATAATGTACTGTGCCGTAACCCCCATATTTCTATTTGTTTTCGTAAATCATCCCAATCCATTTTCAGTTCATTAGGAACAATAGTATCTACATCATTTTTATAGGTGTCAATTGGTAGTATTCCTTTTGCATATTTTGTTTTCTTATAGCCATCGCACACACCTTTTTCTTGTGCAATCCTATTGCTAGCTTTTAAAAGATAGTATTGGAATGCTTCAGTTAACTCATGTACTAAAACAGCAGCCTGCGGATCGCTATAAGTTACTTTATTTTTTGCTAGGTAATGTGCAAGCCCAATATAGCCTATACCTAGTGACCTGCGAGCCCTTGTTCCAATTTCTGCTGCTTGTACCGGATATTTTTGATAGTCAATAATTTCTTCTAAGCCTCTAACTGCCAAATCGCACAAATCCTCTAAATCGCCAAGATCTTTCACAATACCAACGTTGATTGCACTCAAAATACATAAGGCAATCTCTCCGTCGCGATCATCAATATGCTGCAGTGGTTTAGTAGGTAGTGTAATCTCCTGGCATAGATTCGACATGTAGACAGTGTCGGTAAAACTGCTGTGGGTGTTGCAATGATCTACATTCATTATATAAATTCTACCAGTTTCTGCCCTTTCTTTAATCAGCGCACTAAACAGATCCATCGCATCAATCTTTTTCTTTTTAATACTAGTTGCCCTCTCGTACTTTTCATAAAGTTCTTTGAATTGATCTGCATCGTTAAAAAACGCATCATAAAGATCTGGTACATCGTGCGGAGAAAACAATGTAATATGTTCTCCTGCTAATAGTCTTTCATACATTGTTTTATTAAGTTGGATAGAATAATCTAGCTTCCTAACTCTGTTGTCTTCTGTGCCTTTATTATTTTTTAGAACAAGGATGTCTTCAATTTCTTGGTGCCATAAAGGAAAATGCACAGTGGCACTACCACCACGTACACCATTTTGTGTGCAGCATCTAACAGTAGCCTCAAACTTTTTTAGAAACGGCACTACACCAGTATGGGCAACCTCACCACCTCTAATTTTACTGTTCACGCCCCGAATCCTTCCAGCGTTAATCCCAATGCCTGCACGTTGTGCAATATACTTTCCAATTGCCATATCACTAGAAAAAATACTGTCGAGTGTATCGTCACTATCAACAAGCACACAACTTGCAAATTGTCGAACTGGCGTTCTCACACCGGCCATAACTGGAGTAGGAATGTTAATTTTAAATAATGACAGCGCATCGTAATAACGTTTTATATAGTGCATCCTTATCTCTGGTGGATATTTTGCAAAAAGGGTCGCAGAGATTAAAATGTACATATATTGTGGAGATTCAAAAATAATACCCGTTGAACGATCTTGACAGAGATACTTGTCAGCAATTTGACGTAAACCTGCGTATGTAAAATTTTCATCTCTTTTATGATTAATATAAGAATTTAATTTGTTAAACTCTTCCTCTGTATAAAAAAGTAAGATATCCTTGTCATAAACACCTCTCTCTACATTATTTTTTACAATGTCATATAAAGGAATAACATCATAAGAACCAAACAATTCTTTGTACATTCCATAAAGCAATAATCTGGCTGCTGCATATTGATAATTAGGGTGATCTAATGATATTAGATCATCTGCACTGCGTATTAAAATGTCTTGTATTTCTTTTGTGGTCATTCCATCATAAAATTGTAAATTAGCATTCATTTCTATTTGACTGCTACTGACTCCTGCAAGACCTTCACATGCGAATTCAACAACCTTATGTATCTTATCAATATTTAAATGTTCTTTGTGTCCTTTACGTTTAATAATATTGATAGGGTTATTCATATAAGTCCTTTTTATTGATTTTATTTATATTTTCTATTCTACAGATATTTTTGTTAAAATTTCATGATTACTATTATATAAGTAGCACTTTTTATCTAGTTCAAATGCAAAATCGATGTTACCTGTTACAGTGTTTTGACAAATTAATAAAAAAAATTGGCTATGACTGAACATTTTTGTTAATTTTAATGAATAAATGATGCCTAAAATTCTTGTAAACGCACAATATTTATTTGCATAAATTAATTCCCACGGAGTAGGCCATGATTTTTTATCCCAAGGATCATATTGTAAACTGTTTTGCTCTACATTTTCGTACACAGAGATTGCAAAGTCTATTGGACTCTTAGATAATTCTATTAATCGTCTGCATTTTACCCATTCGGCTACCCTAGTTTCGTAGTCGTTATTACTAAACATTAGCTATGATATAAGTAGCGATTAGTGTTTAGTTTATACCTTAAATAAGTTGTTCCACTTATTTGATTGCCAGTAAGAGTTTTTAAATAAATGCTATATTTTGGATTTAATTCTGATCCGTCATTGACATATTCTGCTGAAAACGTGATATCATACGTAAGATAGTTGTCTCCAATATCAAAATTTGTATCTCCTAAAAACGTATAATCATCTATAATATCTACTTTTCTACCAAGTGTTACATCACAAGTTATGATCAATGTACCTGACCTTGTATAGCCAGCGTTACTGTTGTGCATCAAATATTCTAGAATGTAGCTTTGATTACTTTGTCCCGGCAATTTTAAAATATTGGTAGGCTCGGTACTTGCAGGAATAACAACATTATCTAAAAATCCAGTATACGCAACAGATCCTGATATTTCTTCTGTATACGGTACATCTACAGAATTAAAATTACTTTTTGCTAGTTGTACAGTTCTATAAAAATAATCATTTTTGCTTTCATTTCCACTATACTCAAAATGAATTATTGATGACGTAGAATCTAATTCGTTACTTCCTGAATTGCCTACATTTCTAAAAAAATTATTATGGCTGTGATTACCTTTTCCATTTTTTAAATTTATAGCTCTATCATGGATATCATAAAAATAAGAATTGTCGATCAAATTGTTATCAGGTGTTTCTACTAGTAAATTAGCATCATTTTGGACTTGTGTTCCTATATTAATACCTTCTCCTAATTGGATGAATGACATTTTTTCTAGATTATTATTTGAAGAGTTATTATTTAATATTACACCATGCGACCAATTAGCAACTTTACAGCGAGAAAAATTATTATTTTGTGTTTTAATACTTCTGCTTAGAGAATCAAAAAATATACCAGTGTCAGTAGGGTCTATAAAAGGGTCGACTTCGCTTATTTGCGTTCCAAAATTCCAATTACCTATAATATCTATATCTTCAAAAAGACTATCTCTACAACTTGCTAAATGAATCCCTATTCCTGCTTGATCGCAAGATAAAGTTAAGCTTTTTATTTGGATCACTCTTGGTTGATTACCTGAAGTGGTAGCTGAATTAGGATCATTGTCATCTAATGCAGGACTACCGGGTATACTGCTACCATTGACAGTTCTAATAATAGTGCTTGCCGTGCTACTAATGATGGTTTTTTCTTTCCCTGCCCCAACTATTGTAGCATAAGGAGGTATGTAAATTGTTCGATTAACTTTATAAACACCCGGTTCAAATGTTAATATAACTCTGCTTTGTTCATTTCCAACAGTTGAAGGGTTAATAAAAAGCATGTCAATAGCTTTTTGTATTATATCTGTTGCATCTTGATTAGCGTCTCCAGTGGCGCCAAACGATCTAATGCTTACAGTATCATCTAATCTATCTTGTAATGTACGTCGAAAAGGATTTGTGCTACTAGATCCTGTTTCTATATATGGGAAATCCTTTTTATAGGAATAGGTATCAGCAAGACTAAAAAGATCATCACTTTGAGTCAGTATTTTTGTGTTACCTACAGCCGGAGCGCCTTCTATTACACTTCCGTTACCTATATACAGTTCTTGTGAATCAATTGCCCATGCTAATTCTCCACTTGCAAGCTGCGGAAGTCCTTCTCCTTGATTTTTTTGTCCTCTTCTGATTTGTATTCTTGAAATTTGTACAACGGCCACGTGTTTCTCCTACGCTTTTATTATGTATTTAGCGATTCCAATGTATAGTCTTATGAAAATTTTTTATAATATTGATAAACTCTGTTGTACCATTCGTTCCTCCATTCTTTATATTCATGTGGCCAAATGTCAAATTGTTGATACTCCCCCTCTCTACTGCACATAAAGATATGGCCTTCGCGTATGTCAGTACCATAAATTTCATTATGTGCTTCTGCATATGCAACTAGCTGTAAAAAATAATCTTCTATCCATTCTATTTTTTTTGGTTTATTTGTTTGTTTAAAGTCCATAATAGCAGGATTATTTTTATATGTACCAACTAAATCAGTTGTACCTGCATACATAGATGGCATATACAACGCAACTTCGCTACCCCAAATTTCGACATCATTTAAGGCTTTTTCTCTTATTACATCGGCCATTTTATGCGCCTGTTGTGCGTAAGGATTAGAACCTGCCTTAGGCCAGACACTACTTTCGATGTAATTTTCAAGATATTTGTGCATCCTAGTGCCAATGCCTGCAGCTTCATTTGTAATTTCTAGTGCTTTTTCTTCTCCTACACGTTGTCGCCATTTAATTAAATGTGTATTGTCTTTTGTTGAGTTTAAGATTGTTGTTACACTTGCTACAGCATTACCATCTGGTGTTAGATATAATCGTTTGCCGTTTACTTGTTTGCGTGAGATTGGTGTATAATTATACTTTTTAACTAAGAGGCTCATCATCCTCTTCATTAAAATAATAATCTTGATACATAAATGGATCGTGTTGATAGAAAGGATCAACAGAGCTGTTTGGATCATCTTGAGCAAGAATATTAGTAACTTCGGGTACAAAATGCATTAACATGCCTTCTACACCCTGCTTCAATGTGTACATGCTGCCTGCACAACCACTGCATGCTCCACTAAGCATTAATTCAACAGTGCCATTGTCAAAGCTTACAAAGTCTATATGTCCGCCATGTTCTGCTACTGCTGGTTGTACATAATCTTCTAATGCTTCTTTTATTGCGGTAACTATTTCTTTATTTGTTCTTTCAGTCATAAAACCTTTTAATTTTTAATTATAACGTTAATTTAAGTTTATGTCAACTGGTCTCCTAAATCTGTTGCTGATTTTGCCATTTGTGCAACTTCGTCCCCTCCAGCATCTCCTTGTTCAGGTTGATCTTCAATGGTGTTAGCCGTTTTGGGTTCAATTCCTGTTTCATTAAAATTGTTTACCATTGTTTTAATTCTAGGATCAGTGTCATATGCAGCCTTAAAACTACCATAATCGAATTGTTCTCCTTCGACATTTTGCATAAGTTTATTAAGGTCAAGATTCATTGCATCTTGTTTCATATCTTCTTTTTTTGGAGGAGTATTAAAGTGTAGGAATAATGCAACATTATCTTTATCGGCTGTTGCAATTACTGTGCGAAGGACTTGGACTAACTTTGCAGTATGGTCCAAGTCTTCAGTAATACTTAGTTTTTTTTTGAGCTAAGGATTTGGCCTAGAGATCTTGATAAATTTTGTCTTTCAATAATTCTAGCTTTTAGGAATTCTCTACGAATTGATTCTCTTTGTTCTCTGCCTGTTTCTTCCATTCCGCCTGCGGCTGGTTCAGCTGTAGCAAACTCGTCGCCCATCTCTGCTTCAGCATCAACAGTAGGCTCCATTCCTGGTTCTTCCATTCCTGGTTCTTCCATTCCTGGTTCTGCACCCATTGGAGCAGGCATTTCTTCGCCTGTTAACATGGTTACACCTTGTGTTA